GAAGGGTAAACTCGGATGGTCAAGCGGCGCTGTGTCTCACATGGTAGAGCGCGAACAAAAGGCCGTTGGTGTACAATGGATAAAGACATGGTGGGTAGCAGAGGCCAGCCTCACACCAACGCCAGCCGAGCCGCGCAATGACGCGGCAACAATAAAGAGCGATGCGCAAGAGCCTTTGGGCGTTCTGATGGAACAGCCGGTTCAAACTGCATCGGATGACCTGATAGAAACACATACACAACTAGGAGAATACAAAATGAGTGATACAGATGTTAGCGAACTGAAGGCGCAAATAGCAGCGCTCACAACGCTAGTAAATGAGCCGCGTGTAGAGGCCGCCAAGATGGCGCCGGTGGTGCGTAGTGTCGGCGGTGATCATGATGGCGGTGGCGCCTTCAAGCATTGGCTCCGTACCGGTCAGATGAACGCATACACCAAAGGCAACGAGCAAGACTGGAGTTCTACAAAGACCAACGCGCTCAATGAGACGACCGCTGGCGAAGGTGGCATCCTTGTTCCAGAAGGTTTGTACACAACGATTATCGCAAAGCGTGATGAGATGAGCATCATCCGCTCACATGGCGCGCTTGTCATCCAGACCAATCTAGACAGTGTGCAAGTGCCTGTTGAGAACGCGCGCATGACAACGGCCATTGTTGCAGAGAGTGGCTCGTATGTGGCCGCTGAGCCTACCTTTACGAGCAATAGCGTAAGGGTCTACAAGTTTGGCAATCAGTTGCGTTTGACTGAAGAACTGATTGCAGACGAGCAGACAAACATCATGGGCTTCTTGGCGGCTGGCCTCGGACGCGCCTTTGGCCTGATGGAGAATCAGTATTGCATTGCAGGCACAGGAAGCAATGAGCCAAAAGGTTTGCTGACCGGTGGTACGGCCGCTGTAACAGCCGCCAGCACAACGGCCATTACCGCGGCCGAGCTTGTGTCGCTTTATCATGCTATGCCTGAGCCATACACGACTGTGCCGAGCGAAGTGATTTTTATCACACGCAACGCGACACTCGGAGCGCTACGCGCGCTGGCGTCTTCTAGCGTCTTTACCTTCAATGTTCAGCCGCAAGGTGATCAAAGCGCGAAGCTGCTGTACGGACATGAGGTCGCGGTCAGCGGATACATGGAAGCGGCCACCACCGGTAAGAAGTCATTGCTTGTGACTAATCTGGCGGCTGGCTATGTGATGGTAGAGCGCGCTGGCATGGTGATGCAGCGCAATCCGTATCTGTTGCAGGCCACCGGCCAAGTCGCGCTGTTTAGCACGATGCGGTTTGGCGGCACGACAACTGTCGCAGAAGCAACGCAAATCCTTACACAGGCGTAAACAATGGTAGTCTTGTTTAGCATCGCTTGTTGCGGTGTGACGGAAGACGACAAGATTTGGGCCGGTGTGGATGGCGAGACGCTGGATGTAGAGAAGGCGCTTGGTGAAGAACTTATCCGTTGTGGATATGCGACGCTTGCTGTAAGCAAGGCGCCGCCCAAAGCCTCTAAAGCAAAAGAATAGCGTTTAGGATGGCCTACGCTACGACAGCGCTTGTCAAGACATATCTCGGCGTTACGAGCGTTGCCGATGATGCTTTGATTGGCACTTTGATTGTGCGCGCGCAAGCTATGATAGACAAGCATAGCGCGCGCACATTTGAAGCCGCCAGCGATGCAACGCGTTACTTTGACTCCGTGATGGATGTAGACGCGCCTATAAATAGACGCGGCTACCTTGTGCGCAACTCTTATGGCACGACTTTATACTTCACTGAAGGTCTAGAGCTGGCGCAAGCGCCAACGACTGTGACCAACGGAGATAGCGTTGTGCTTGTGTTGAACACGGATTTCGTTACAGAGCCAGCAAACATAGCGCCGTTTTATGGACTGGCAATGATGACTTCATCGTCTTATGTGTGGACACAGGCCGGTAGCGGCGCCTCACAAAGAGCCATCTCCGTGCTTGGAAGATGGGCGTATAGCATCACAGCGCCTGATGATGTGGTGGCGGCAACAATCCGACTTGTGGCGTTTATGTACCGACAACGCGAGAGCAGTGTGGACTTTGACCGCGCTGTAAGCGTTGGAGATGGGATGGTGTTGCATCCAGGACGCATTCCAACTGACATAGCAACAATCCTTGCGCCGTATAAACGCTTTACATAATGAGCAACATACGAGCCATCACAAGCGCTTTGGCCGCGCTGATAGTGACTTACACAAACGAGGCGCTGGTGTCTGTCACTCCAACGGCGTATGACATAAACGCGGTGCCGCCAAGCGTACCGGCCGCCAATCTACCGGTGCGTTTGCTAGGCACAACGCGCGGTGGAAGCGGCGCCACCTTCAGTCCGTTTACGGCTGGCGTCAGCGATGGCAGAGTAGAACATGACATAAGTGAACTATGTCTACTAGAAGCGGTGGGACTGAGCCGCGTACAAGACGAGTGGTGTGATACGATGCGATACATGGATGCGTTGTTAGATAAACTCCAAGCGAGTCGGTCTATCTACACGCGTTGTGAAATCACAAGCGTAAACGCACAGCGGGGAGTTTATGAGTGGCCTTCACAGAGCAATGAGTTCTTTTATGGCTGTCAAACTTCAATTACCATTTTAGAATACCAATAGAGGAACAACAACATGGCAATTTATACAGGCAAGAGTTTGGTGGTGAAGCACGGAGCTAACACATTGACGCATGTGCGTACCGCCAGCGTTACGCCATCCATTGACACAGTTGAAATTACTGCGGCCGCTGACACGGCTAAAAGCTTTGTCACGACAACTGTCGGTTTTGAAGCTACTGTAGAGCTGTTGGAAGACGACACGACTTCATTGACCGACAGCGAGTTGGTGGTAGGGACATCAGCCGTTTTGAAAATCCAACCGGAAGGCACCGGTGTCGGACTGATTGAATACACCGGTACTGCTCTCGTCACGAGTTATGAACATAGCTCTCCGTACGATGGAGTGGTGGCCATCAGCGTGTCATTTCTTGGAACGACAGCATTGTCTTCCACAGTGCAGTAGTAAAAGAGTGCAAGTATTAGACAATAAGAACGGAGTAGATGTGACGTTTGTTATGCTCCAACAGCGTCACATCGAAACTTTTGCTATCGCAATAAAAGAGAG